GAACCACTCGATCCGTTTGTACCTGAGGTACCTGAAGAACCACTCGATCCGTTTGTACCAGAGGTACCTGATGAACCTGAAGAACCTGAAGTTCCATCTTGTCCTGATGTGCCTGAAGAACCTGAAGAACCCGAAGTTCCATCTTGTCCTGATGTACCGGATGAACCTGAACTTCCACTTGAACCATTTGTACCTGAAGTACCAGAAGAACCGCTAGAACCATTCGTACCTGAGGTACCTGAAGAACCGCTTGATCCATTTGTTCCTGAGGTACCTGAAGAACCCGAGGTTCCGTCTTGTCCTGAAGTACCTGAAGAACCCGAAGTTCCGTCTTGTCCTGATGTACCTGATGAACCTGAACTTCCACTCGAGCCTGACGTACCTGACGAACCGCTCGATCCATTTGTTCCTGAAGTACCTGAAGAACCACTTGACCCATTTGTACCTGATGTACCTGATGTTCCGTCTTGCCCTGAAGTACCACTAGTTCCTGAAGAACCCGAAGCACCTGTAAAACCTGAAATGGTTACCGTACCTCCAGTTGAGTTATATAATTCAATCGAAGTTGTACCTGAGTTGTAAGTACCACCTGTTATTTCTACACCTGTTACACCCGTAACACTAATAGTATTTCCTGAACTATCGAATAAATCTAAAGTTGCGGTCGATTCGTCGAAAGTTCCACCCGTAATTCTCGTATCACTTCCGTAAAATATTCTCCAACGAGCATCATTTCTTGAAGTACCACTTATACCTTCAATTGTTGATCCTGTCCAAGCATCTATAAATGATTGTCCCGCAGCTTGTTCTACGCCACCAATTCTGTTGAATACAGAATATGATGTCGATCCAGTGCTGATACAATTCGCAGCAACTGCATTGTCCCACAATGTTTGATAATCATCAATTTGAAATTGGTAAGTTAGGTTAGTTTCATGAACGTATACCAACATACCAAGTCTTCTACGACCTGTTGATATTGCATCACTGTTCAATGTCAATCGGTCTGAGATTGTTGGTGCTTGTCTTACATAAAGTGTAACAGGAATTGTATTTCCTGAATTTTCGATATTACCTGTATTTCCAAATGTAGAATATTGGAGGTCAGTTAAGTTGTAAACTTCCATGTATCCACCAATTTGGAGAACACTGAAGTTTGTTCCGAAAGTTGATGTTGGGTTCACCGAGGACGGTGAGGAGACAAATAATCCTGATATTGGGTTTTTGTAGGGAACGCTCATTTTTGTATTATTTAGATTAGGGTGCTACCTTTGAAGTAATTATTGGTTGAGTCCGTAACTCCAGGTGAACCGTTTGTAAATCCATTGTTCGGAGATTGAGTGTAGACTCTGTATGTAGTGTTTTCCCAGTTAGGTCCTGAGTAAACTATGTTAGTTGATCTCAATGAAGATTCTGTATTGTACGAAATCATGGATTGAGGTGAGTTGTTATAATCAATCGCTATTTGTGAATAAATCTGACTATTAGTTTGAGTAAGTGGTGCTAATACGATGTAATAGATACTACCTGTAACAGAACCTGCAGGTACTTCTGTTGTTATGAAAGTAAACGCATCGATTACATTACCATAGGAATCTAAACCACCTGAAACTTGAGGGATGTTTGCCGTCAATGTTCCATTGGTATTATTTGTCGTACCATTTACGAAACCTGGCCAATCCATCCACAACAAGAAATCCGCCACCTGATTCGCATCTCCGAAATTCGGAATACCTGAAACTTGGAAACCGAACCAAGTTGTCGCACCAGTTGAGATCATGTAAGCCAAAATATCCGTGTTTGGACTAGCCGCAGGATTTACCGCATCATCTGAAGATTCGATGAAAATCAATGCTGGTGGGCCAGCAACTGTTGAACTAGGTGTCAATGTTGGTGTTGATGTCAATGTTGGTGTCGGTGTTGTTGTAACTCCTGTTGTTGGTGTCACCGTAGGGGTTACCGTTGGTGTTTGTGTCAATGTAGGAGTTGGTGTTGGAGTCTCCGACGACGTTGGGGTTGGAGTTGGGGCACCTGTTGATGACGTTGGTGTTACTGTCATTGTAACACTCGGAGTCGGTGTCGGAGTAATATCACAACCTGCCGGCCAGTTTTCAATCGCCACCGTTACTAAAGCATTTCCATATGCTGTGTAGTAAGTGTCATTTACGTAATAAAGATTAACTGTGGCACCAGGTTGTATGTATTGCTCGTCAATAAAAGCATTATCAGAACATCTATTGTAGGTAACAACCGCAATTTTAGATGTGATATTTTGTAATGTGTGTTTTTTGCAAGTACAAGCCATGTATGAAATATTTCATTTCATAAATAGTTTGTTTTTTTTAAAATAATCCGTAAGGATTAGAAAATTTCTAAATTAAGTGAAACAGAATGAACAATCATTTTGATAAGTCCCGTTATAAGTGAACGAGGGACTAAATGGAGTTCCACTTACAACCTTATAACAAGTAGCTCCGTTTTTGAAATATTCACCCACAGCTGGATTAGAAGTACTCAAGAATGTAATTGGTCCTGCCGTAAAGGAACAGCTTACATTTACAGGTTGTGCCAAGTAAGAAACAACCGCAGGACTAATTGTCGGTGTTGGTGTCAGGGTAGTTGTTGGAGTTACAGTTGGAGTTGGTGTAGGACATGGATTTGCAGCATTACAAGCCACACAATCATTCGCACCTGTCGAATACAACGATGCAAATTGTACGTTTGGTGTCACACCCGTAAATATTGCTCCAATGGAATAACATCTTCCTGTTGAAGAGATGATAGTACCTGAAGAAAGACTATTAGGTATATATGCGTACCAAGCAATAGAATTATCACAACAATCTTGTAATCTTCTAATGTCAGGACATGTGATTGATCCACTTGACAAACATGTTGGACAATCACTGTAAACCGCTTGAGCTGTGACAGAAGTTGTTGCGGTGTTGTTAGTTTGACTTCCAATTACAAAACATGATAGACCAAATCCATTTCCAATATCAGCCAATATTATCTTACCTGGTCCCGCCCCAGCACCAACCAGTGTCTTGATTTTTACATTCTCATATCCAATACCGGTACAACAATCAGTTAATGTCATTATGTAATAGGAATAGTTAGTACTTGTAGTTGGTGTTGGCGTAGGCGAAACCGCAGGACTAATGGTAGGTGTAACAGAAATTGTAGGAGTTACAGATATAGTCGGAGTAACACTAATCGTAGGAGTTACCGTGATTGTAGGTGTAGGGGTTGGGGTTGCACTTTCACTAATAGTAGGTGTTGGTGTAGGTGTCGATGACTCACTGATAGTAGGCGTAACCGTGATGGTAGGTGTAATCGTTGGAGTTGCACTTTCACTAATAGTAGGTGTTGGTGTTTGTGTAACACTTACGGTCGGTGTCTGTGTTGGATCCGAAGAAGGTGTAACTGTTGGTGTAGGAGTAGCACTCTCACTTATTGTTGGTGTAGGCGTTGGAGTTGCACTCTCACTTATTGTTGGTGTCGGTGTTGGAGTTGAACTTTCACTGATTGTAGGCGTCGGAGTTGCACTCTCACTTATTGTTGGTGTCGGAGTCTGTGTTACACTCTGAGTTGGAGTTTGTGTCGGATCACTTGTAGGTGTAACAGAAGGCGTCTGAGTTGGTGTCTCCGAAATTGTTGGAGTTGGCGTCTGAGTCGGAGTTTCAGAAACAGTTGGTGTTACAGTTGGTGTTGGTGATTCAGAAATTGTTGGTGTAGGAGTTTGAGTCACACTCTGAGTTGGAGTCTGAGTCGGATCCGAAGATGGTGTAACTGAAGGAGTTTGGGTTGGCGTCTCTGAAATGGTTGGTGTCGGAGTTTCAGTAGGCGTTGGAGTCTGAGTAGGTGTTTCAGAAATAGTTGGTGTCGGAGTCTGCGTCGGAGTATCAGTTACAGTTGGTGTAACTGTAGGAGTAGGTGTTTGAGACGGATCAGGCGATGGAGTTACACTCGGAGTTTGAGTCGGTGTTTCCGTAGGTGTAACACTCGGAGTTTGTGTTGGAGTCTCAGAAATAGTTGGTGTCGGAGTTTGAGTTGGCGTCTCACTTATTGTTGGTGTTACAGTTGGAGTAATTGATGGTGTTGGAGTCGGTGAAGGGAATACAACCAAACATTCATCAATTGTAAATTCTTCACAACCATTTGCATCAATCAAAGTGATCATCACCGCAGGAGCAAAATCAAATATAGAAGGTAACGTAAAATAAACTGTCGGTGGAACAGGAACAGTCAATGTTCCCAAAAAACTACTGTTATTACCATACACATCAGCAACAAAAACTTGAGCGGGTAAGGCTCCAGTGAAACTTGTTATTTGAATTTGTGATGGCATTACAATAAATATATTTTTTAAGTCGAACTTGTGGACACCGTAGGTGTTTGAGTCGGAGTTTCAGTTACCGTAGGTGTAGGTGTAGGGGTTTCACTTTGTGTTGGAGTCACAGTCGGAGTGGGACATGGTGTTGGACACAATATCACATAATCAATAATCAAATCAATCACCACAGGTTTGTTTGCCAATTCCCCCTCCGTGAATATAGAAACCTGAGAGGTAACAGGATCGATAATCACTTGTGAAACTCCTGTGATTCCTGTAAGCAAGTTTTCAACTGCGGTGAAATACTGAGTATCAGTAGGAATATCCGTCAATGTATATCCTGTGAAGAACGTATCCGAATAGGTGTTACCGCTAACTTCCACTTCAATGGTAAAGGTCATCGATGAAAGGGTACATCCTGTTTCGGGTGCCGTCAAATCAACAAACCCTTCATACACCATATCGAGCATCGTTCTTCTTGTTGCAGAGGTAAACACAAAATCAGATTCACACATGGTATATGTCTGATAGGTCTGTTGGAATCCTGCTGGTTCAATTACCGTACTTCTTGTTTGTACACATCCGTTGTCGTCAACAATGGTCAATGTGTAAGTATCAGCAGTTAGTCCTGTCACATATATTGATTGAGGATTTCCTGGTACGTTTGATGACCACGTAAAACTAAACGGAGGTTGTCCTTGAGAAATCAAAACTGATATACTACCCGTTGTTGAAGGATATAATGGTTGAGTTGGGAATAATGAGAAGTTCAACGGACTAATATCCCCCACACTTGTGTTACCTGATACGGTACATCCACCAGCATCTGTAACATAATACTGATAGGGACCCGATGGTAACAAAGAGAATGTTGCCGATAAGTTGGTTGTTGTAAGACTCTGTCCGTTATCCAATGTATAGGTATATGGAAGAGTTCCACCCGTGGTGGCAAACAATGTCAATTCACCATTACTAAGTCCGCAAGATGCGGTGGTCGCGGATGGTGTAACCGTGAATAGATCCGTTGAGTTGATTGTAACTAAAGTATCGTAGGTACACTCACCCCCATCAGTAATGGTTAGTTGATAAGTACCATTAGCCAAACCACCAAAGATATATTGAGTGGAATTCGTTGTCGCACTAACCGAAGAGGTCAATGAACTGAGCGAATAGGTATATGGCGGACTACCCCCTTGTAACGATACATTCAATGAACCGTTGGTGGATGAACATGTCGAATTTGTAACCACAGCATCTACATCGTAAAATGAGGTGGGGGTAATTAGTGTTGTACTGAATAATTGTTTACATAACGCGGCATCTGTTACTTCAACAAAGAAGGAACCCGCTGCCAAGTTGGTAAAGGTATAAGCCGTTGCGTAGGTAACGATGGTTGTTCCATTACTACCCGAATAGAAATATGGACCAGTACCCCCCGTTATGGTTAGAGTCAAAGATCCGTCGGCATTGAAACATGTTGGGGATTCACCACTCCACGCTCCCAATCCCAAACCTGGTACGTAATCCACCAAAGCAGATTTGGTAACCTCACAACCTTGTGAGTCTGTAACAGTAACCGAATAGGACCCGAAACTAAGTCCCGTAATACTCGATGTGGTCTCCAAGTTACTCCATAGGTAAGTGTAAGGGGCATTCCCAGTAAGACCCGTGATAAATAACTTTCCACTAGGACTCAAACACTGAGTGTCATTTACAACCCAAAATCCGAAATCCAAAGGATCCGAATCGTTGACAACAAAATTGGCTGTCGTTGCCGTACAACCATCAACACCCACACCATAAACATAATATGTTCCTGGTGCCAACTGATTGAAACTAGCAATATTATTAGTTGTGGTGACCGAATTCAAAACACTTGAACCCGAATACAAATAATAGGTAACATTAGAATTGGATGATACACTATAAACCACCGCACTACCATTGTCCAAACCACAAGTGGTATCCGTAACATTGGATATACCCATAGTCATAGAACCCCCAACCGTAGCACTGATGTAAATCGTCTGATTGACAGGTGAAGTGGAATCCGTAAGTTTGATCTGATAGTTACCCGCCGTAAGACCAGTTTTACACAAACCAAATCCCAAAGCTGGTGATAACCACTCTACCGTATATGGTGGAACCCCTCCCGATGGAGTGACACAAATAGCACCTGTTGGTGAGGTACAAGTACCAGTAACACTCAAAGTGTATTCCAACTCTGAAGGTAAGAAAGGTAAAGTACGAGTAGGTGTCGGCGTAATGGTGGGGGTTACCGTAAGTGTAGGTGTCGGAGTAATAGTTGGTGTAGGAGTGGGTGTCGCAGATGGTAATGGACCACATGGTTCTCCCGAACATACATCAACAGTTGTTGCACTTATTTCTCCGTTGGGGGGACCTATGAATAAGGGATCATAAGGATATGTTGTTGTGGAAAATGGTGTTGAAGCAACTGTAAAATAAGTTGTTAATGTAGTACCTGATTGATGACAAATATTGAAGATATTATCGATTGAAGTTCCAGTATAGGTTTCAGAATCTCCATTACATGCTACATAGTCAACAAAAATGTTGCCACCATCCGCAAAGGTAAACAAAGCCGAACCCAAATTCATTTGGACACAGTCACAACACGGGAATTGACCAACACAAAAAGCACAGCCGTCATAACCACCATACAACTCAACACCACCTGAACCACCAAACGACTGTACAGTCCAACATTTGTCATCATATCTGATTGCCTGTACACCTGGTGTGTATGTATTGGGAACTCGTGCGTCCAATGTTTCGGTTGGATCACAACAATTGACTAAAATTGCATCTGCAAAAGTTACAACAACGGGACAATACGATCCATATGATAATTGACAATCATCACAGTCAATTGTGGACGTATAACTTGTTTGTTGCAAATTATATACAGTACCCACAGGAGTGGAACTAGCCGAATAACAAATATTTCCATTGATAGAGTCTTGACCCACGTATGTATTACCAGGAACAAAAGATGAATTGGGTGTTCCATTTACAGTAGGATTGGGTGCAAGAAATGATCGTGTAGCGTCATAACAACAAACGAGATATACTGAATTACTACTAGGCATTATACACAATCTATATCAATATTTATCCCCACATTGATTTGTAGAGTACTTGGTATAGTATCTTCAGCACAACCCAATTTGTAAACCGTTATTGTATTTCCATTAAGAGTGAATCCATAACCAAATGTTATCAATTGACTCAAATAGAAAACCAAGGCGTTTTTCCACTGTATGTTAGTTGGAACTTGGGATATACCGTATCCCGTAAAGAATTGATTTTGTATGATTGTGGTCCCGTCGATTTTTACTTCAACATACCATTCAGAATACAAACTGTTTGTATTACAATCACCAATCAATAATCCGTTACTTATAAGATATGAATCTAAAACAGAATATAAAATTTGCGAAAAAGAGTTTACTCCTGAGGACGTTCCAATCCAAGGATAAACAAAACAATCAGCACTTTCTCTCAAACAATCTGAACCAAATAAATTTCCAAGAGCAATACATGGATCTTTCTCAACAGGAATGATCTGACAACCTCTTTGTTTTCTATAAACAAATTTCTGTCTTTGTAATGCAGAATTTTCGAACTTGACACCTGTATTCCAAATAGTCGTTGCCGGAATCATTTGTTGGGTAAGTCTTATCCAATAAGGTCCTATTCCTTGAACATATTCAATCAACTTTTGATATAAAAAATTATCATTTGGAATACCGACTGTCTGATTAGATAAAAGGTACTTGTAAAAAATATTCAATAAATCAGGATATCCACTTGTCTTACCATCTGTTGAATACCAACGATCTCGTATATTGATGGTTGTTTTCACAAATGTTTGAGCAAATTCAAAAAAGGTTTTCTTGTTAGGCTGTGGATTTATAAACGACCAATTCGTTGATCCCAAACTCGGGAACGTTGGTGTGTATCCTGTATTTGGAATCGGATAATTATAATCCGAAGACATTTTCCATACGTTGTATAAAATACCTTGAGATGGATTTATGAATAAATCCACATTCTTCGCATTCAATACCAACTTCTCATCACCGGCAGTGTAGTACGCCTCATATCCCGCGTTTCTGGCAACTCGGAAGACAGGTGCCTGCCAACTTTTTTTATTATCAATTGTGTACTTCAGTCTAAAACCTATATTCATATAGGGGAAGAACCTAAATTTGTTGAAATATAATTGTCCGTAAGTAAATGGTTCCAAATATGTCTGTATGTTAGGACTACTACCTGTAAAGACAGATAAGGATTGGTTAACTTGTTCAGGACTTCTGTGTTGTGGTGTAGATTCAAACCATCCAGCACCTTTTTCAAAGAAGTAATCGTCATTTGCAATGGGTGCTTGAGGATAACCGAATTCATCAACAGGATAATCTTCTCTTACCTCATCAACTATTGTTACATTTTGAGTTGTCGCAAAACCAGTGTACGGAACACCGAGAATTGTAAACGTATCACCTGGAACATATGAAGTTTCAATATCAACGTAGGTACCACCAGTTATTTGAGCAAACTGTTGATCAAACTGTCTCATATTGATTCTTTGATCCGCGAGATAAACATGTTCATTAAATTCAATAAGAGCGTCAGGGGCACCAACTAATCTCAGAGTAAATTCAATCGATCGTCTAGTTCCTTTAGATTTGAAAAGATAAGCCGAATTCAGAATTAAGTTTCTGTAAAACTGATAGTTCAATTCACTCGGTGTCAGTTCTCTTGAGAATCCCTCATACTGTGTCACTCCTGTTGTTGAATATACCGAACTCAAAAAACTTTCTTCAGTTATTGGTGAAATATTTGTACTCCATCCCAAGGTTGCTGCCAAATTTTTTAACAACATCGATGGTATATCATTACCAGGATTATATGAAACAGAGTTCATATAAGCTAAGGCGTCAATAAATTGTTTGATCTGATCGAAACTCCTTCCGTAGATTTGTAAAACTTTTCTGACTTTGTGGTCAGGAGTATCAAATTCAAGTAAGGACTCTGTGACTAAAAATCTTGCGATCAAATTAGTTTTGAAGGCGTCAAACTCAACACCAATTTGATTTAGATCCTCGAGATATAACTCAAATCTGTCACTCCTTATATCTAAATTCCACAAACCATCTTTTGGCCATGTTACACTTTTACTTGATACCGAAAGTATTCCATTATCATTCTCGACAGGAACAGAAAATGTTGCGGTATAAATTGGATTTGCCAATCTATTCAATAAGAATTTTTCGACTTCGTCAAAATCCTCTGTGAATGATTTTTCTGTATAATATGTGTTAGGCTTTATGTAAACACTTTCAGTTGTGTCTGTCAAATTTGGAAACGCTTCTCCAATTACCACAACTGTGATTATTCCTCCGAACAAACTTTGAGATGGGGTGAAATCAACAATTGGAAATTCACCAAGTGAATTGAATAATGAATAATCTCGGTATCTATTAGTCAAGTCTCTCAAAGGAGAAAATTCACTTTCTCTGTTTTGGAGATTGATTATAGAATTGACTGAATAATCAATCGAAAAAGGGTTTTTTATTCTTGTTACATCAATCTCAAATTGAGTCTCGTTTGTAACCGAATCGTAAGAAATATTGGTAACAGTTAATCCTGTAGAATAATCATAATATGTTTTATCAACTTCGAGAGCCGCAGGAAAAAAATTAAGGATTCTCTGAACCGAAACTTCCAATCGTTTTTGTAACGAACCAAAAATGGTGAAGTTTGTTACTTGTGATAAATCATAGTTTGGATAAACTCTATATTCTTTTGCTAATAATTCTCGTGATTGATTTACAGATTCAATATCTAAATCCTGTAAACTTATTGGATCTTGGAAAACCCCGATGTTGAAAGTTCGGTTTACCTTTTCAGATAATTGTGTTGAAAATTCAAAATTTCCTTGCGTAAGTCCACCCCCTTGTACGGTTTGCAAACCGACAATATTGTCAAATGGAGTTCCCGATCCAGATGCTGCGGTATTAGGAATAAACTTTTTAGCCATTATTATTGCTCAGTAATATTTTGGAAATTTTTACTAAAGTCGATGTTATCACCACGGTTTTCTTTGACTTCATACAATAGATTATTGAAGTCATCCTTAATTTCGTAAAGATTGAACTGCTGATAGATGTTATTTTCTTCGTCGTAAATTGTGTAAATACCATCTTCCATACTCTTAGTCTGATTTCCGTAGAAGGCAATTCCGAGTGTATCCAAATCGTATTGTCCAACCGTAACTTCTAATGTAAGTGGGTTGAAGAATGTATTGGTCAAAATAATACTTTGTGCAGGTTGACCTATAAATGGCGTTGCATTTGGTTTGTTAGTTGGTGCTGAACTTGGTGAGAGAGTACAGAATACCAAATTGGTTTGTCCTTCCGTATATCTATATCTTACAGATTTTTGTTGTGTGTTTGTAAGATTTTGAACGATAGGCTCACAAAAGAAATTTGATGTAATAATTCTAAAAAAGTTTGGTATTTTACTACCATCAGGATTCAAGTATTCAACTCTGAATCCAACTAGTCCTTGTGCCACAAATTTGTTTACAAATTGATTGGGTACATTTGATAAATCAATTACAATACCTTTTACGTTTGGTAGTGCTGATAATACACCACAATCTGTAATCGTTGTTCTTATTTCTGCCGGCCTGATATAGAGAGTATAGATACCTAACTGATTGAAAACGTTTGATGGTAATCTCAAGTTGTATAATCCACCAAGAATTTCATTAGTGTTTCCACCAGTTTGGTTGTTGTTAAAATATGGACGTAGTATCTGACTTGCGTTGAGCTGAGTCAATACAAAATTATCTGTTACATCCCTTGAAGGTGTGTAGTTCATTATGATTTGAACGTCTTCAGGAGAAACATCTGCCGGTCTTATTGTTCCATAGGTTCCTGTTGCCATATTATATTACGTTAAAGAATCGATATCCATATTTTATTAGGTCACCCAAGTTATCAACTTCCCCAATTCTTTGGACTCGTTCATACGCTGAGTTTTTCCCTCTTTCAATAAATACATTTGATTGTATTTCTGCTTGCCCCGCAACACCTAATAATAATTCATCTTTTACCAATGGTTCTGCAACCATCCATTCTTCGATCAACCCTGATGACTGAATTTCATAAATTGTAGTACCATCCGCAAAATCCACATAATTCACATCTTGTATGGTATAAGCGGTATAAGATAAATTTATGTCGGTAATAATACCGAAATCAACACCTTCTTTTTTTACGGGTAGTAACAAGACATATTGGTTGGTACCATATTGTTGTAACTCCGTAATTCTTGAAGATGTTAATCCCGTGATAGTAAATGGTACTGTGGTATAATTGTTCGAAGTTTGAGCACTTACAACATTCACACTATCTCCTGTGAATATGTAATTGTAGGATACTGGCGTAGCAGTCCATGAACCAACGTTTGGTGTAAAGTAGGCGGTACCTTGTGGGTTAAAATTTGGAACGTCAACAAAAGGGGTCTGTATGATTTTACTGACAGTTGTATTACCCCAAGGATTATTTTGATACATTGTTATCGTATATTCAGCACTTACATTCGGATATAAGTGAGAAATAGAATTTGGAGCATAGTTTGTAATTTGTTGTTGAGGACTTCCATCACCCCAATCAATAAAATAACTCGATAACTGCAAAAATGCATTGAATTCAGAATCGACAGTATTGAATACAAACCACTCATACGGGTTTGATGTAGTCGATGAAAATATAAAATTTGTTACCACATTTTGTTGTAAAATGGCACCATCGAAAACTGAGTAATATCCTAAATCTACAGTATTTTGAACTAATAAAATAGGAATCGTTAATCCGGTGAATAATGATGTGTTATTAGTCCCTCCAGTTAACATTTGAGTCATACCAGAATAAACCCCAAATGTTTGACCTGAAAGCGTAACATCATGAACCAAGGTAGATAAATCACCCGGTGAAATATTCACATACATCGTTTGACTTTCCATTATGGATTTACATATTCATACCAAGTTATGGGATTAGTTTTTGTCCCAGCTTTTACCAATGACGGGTATTGGTAAACATTATATTTTTGTGTTGGATAATCCAAGATAACTTTATAATAAAAATATTCATCACCAGGAAAATCCGTTGGATTAGATAGAGTGTTTTGAGGTGTATTCAACATCTTAATGAATTGTCCCGTATTTCCATCAAAAAATTTTGCGGTCATGTAAAATTCATTTATGTCCAAGAAATCTCTCTTTTTCAACCAATAAATAAAAAAACCTTCTTTATCACCGACATAGTCCAATCTATATGTAGGTTTTTTTATATTCACATTTGTGGTTCCATTCAACAAAGCATTTTCAACAAATCCTTGTTGGGTTGGAAGTATTATGGTAATATAAGCCTGTTGATCTCTATTTTGAGGTGAGGTATAAAGATCCAATTTCCAAAAAGATTTTGTGAATGGTTGTGAATAGTAATATATTTGATCCACACTAAATTTCGAGGTGTAGGATTCAACATAAGCACCACCAAAAACATTCGGATCCCAAAGTTTGAAAACATATGATATCGAAGTGTCTTGATTTTGATTTTCGTCGTGGGCAAATCTTGTAATTTCAAAATCCTCATCTTTATTTATAATAGTCTCAAGAACACTTAATTCATATTGTTCCACAGATTGTTGCAATCCTTGGAAATCCCATGTCTGTTCAATTGGGATATCCAAAGTTGTTCCAACAGCATTCGGTAAAACTATTCTTCTATTATTCACAGCCATCGATAATTGGGTCTGGTACGACCGAGTATAATGAGTTTATGTCAAAGGAAGCCCCTTCAGGATATAATCTAAAGACAATATCAGTAAAAGGATAATGACTATCATTTAAGAATGGATAATCAACACCATCACCATTAGTATCTATAAAACCCAGAGGATATAAATCTCTCCATAACCAACTTTTCAAACTTTGACTGTAATATGCATAATTAGGAACTCCCTCAACAAAATCTGAATCAGCTGACTCGATATAATCTGAAAAAACTTTCAATACAACAGGAAAGTGAACTTGGTAGTAATATCCGTTAGGGTTTGAAGTTGGTTGTCCACTGACATCAAATCCCTTGTTATAATAGGTGAGTTTATTCATGTATTTGGACAAGACTCTCTCTGTCTGTGTGATATTATTAAACTCACACCAATCTCCATATAAAGTATCACCACTTATTCGAGGTAGGTTTACCGTGAAAGTGTAGCAATCAGGTGGGTTTACACAAACACTACTTCCATCAATGCTCCTCACATACGAAGTTGTCAAATTAGATTCTACCGCCAAACCATTTGTGAGGTCCCACCATGGATTCGTTTGACCTGGTAACATATTGAATTCCCAACCTCTTCGTAATTTATTCCACCAACCATAGTATCCAACATTTTGGAAAGTTGCAAAAATTTGACTTACAGGTCTGTTGTTATTATCCAAAAGTCTTTCAGTTATTTCCATGTCACGTGATACGGTAACATTGTAACTATTCGAACTTTGCCATTTAGCTATGTTGGATACATTATTAGGTGTAAGGGAAGAGAACTGATAAGCAGAATAGTCATTATAAGAATTGAGTTCAAAGCCATTCGAAGTTAATATGGAATCACTTGGATCGGTTATAACTTTGTGAACTCTCACGTAGTATGTTGATTTAGATTCACCGGAATTATTTATATCATAAATTCTTTTGAAAGTACCATTGTTTCCAGTGTCAAAAGTAGTTCCTGTGTATCCGATATTTTCCAAATTGAATATGTACTCATCAGACCCCTCAGTACCATTACCCAAACTAAAGACTTGAAAAGTATTAGTCCCTTGATAAGAGAAGGATAATTCTACCCATTCTCCCTCGGACAAACCATGTTTGACAATACAATTGAATTGTAAAATAGGTAACCCATTATCAGAACCTGCGGATATATAAAAAGGAATTCCATCACCAGAAACCCATGACGGTAAACTTGAATTATCTTGAAAATAATAATTCATTGGTACGTTGAAATCATTTATATATGGGTACGAATACACAACACTCCAATTGTATGATGAAGCACTTTTCGATCTGTAATTTACCTGTGGATTTGTTTCATCAGTTCTGATGAATTCAAATTCTTGATATGAAGGTAGTCCACTCCAAATATCATTTCCACCTAAAAGAGGACTAGATAATTCAGGGTTGACATAAAACAATCGGTTTCTGTATACTTCGTATTCCGTAGAACCAACCAAAGAATTTTCATAAAGATATGAAATTTTTAATATTGGTCTAAAAGTGTTCGATTGATTTCTTTCGTTATCGAAAAGGGTTGCCAAATTTACTGTGACAGTTCTATCATAATCAATCACTTCAGACTGAGTTTGATCCAAATAAGTATTGATCGAAATATCACTCTCAGGTGCCGATGCGTACTGAAGATCAGGTTTGATTATATTGTATTGATTATTACTCATTCTCCACCAATATATAACTGTCTATATTTATCCATCGCACTACCACCCGTCTTGAGACCAAAGTAGAAATACCAAGGTGCAGAATTTAATGTAGTAAAATTATATCCACCAGAATTTTGAGGTTCATATTCACCCGCAGGATTTCTTTGGAAAATATATCCAACCTTGTTTTCTATCTGTCCATTATTACCTATAAAGAATGGTGTATTAAGTCTATCAAGTTCTTGGTATTTTTTCGACAATATGTTCAAACCTCTAAATCCAGATATCACTGAATACCAAGTATTACGATCATTTCCAAAAATTGATGGTTCTGAAGATGCACCTAATGGTGTGTAAGCGTTGTTTCTCCACTGATAGAACGGGACCTCTTGGGATTTGACTTCCAAATAATCTGCGATGAGTACGGAGCCTGTATTATTTCGGTCAATTCTTCTTGGACTAATCAAATCTCTTGATTCAGGATAAGAATTATAAAATAACCCAAAGACAGAAGATCCATTGTTTGTGGTTGATATGTATATTGGGTTGTCACCAGGAACTGATGGGTCATCAACGTAGTTTCCTTCGTTAAATGGGGAAATACCATACTGAGAATTTATCTGTAGCATCTGTGCGTAGTCACCATCTATTCTTTGACCATCTCTTGTAAAAAATTCTGATAAAGCCGCCTGGCCACTTGATAATACTTGCTGTAAGAAAGTAACATTTACCAATCGTGATATAATGAAAATTTGAGATAAATTATCAATCTCATTCCATGATGTGGAATTAAGATTGTCCATTTGATATCCATAATAATTAGGTGACAAAATAACGTCCTTACTCCAAATATATTTAGGACCTAAATCCATGATAGTCGTTGGATATAATAAATTATATTGATTCAACGGATCAATTTGAATACCCGGGATAATACCTCCAGCTGTTGATGTTGGGGATGCTTTTCCGATGAATCTTGAATTAATCTCATCCCAAGGACTTGATCTGTAGTAAAAATTATTTGAATTGGGATCAAATACAATTGTGTCTGCACAGAATGAATATTTTACCTGTTGGAATGGTGCAACACCAGTTATCTGTCTTACTTGTAATCTATTATTTGAATCAAAACTCGGCTTATTTTTGAATGGGAATGCATATAAATTTCCGTTTATCCAAGAATTAACAAATATGTGAGAAAAAACTCCACGACAAAATGCGAAAGTTAGTCTAAATCTTTGTAACCATTCAAAATAATTTTGAATTGCCGGTCTAATAGTTCTGATATAACTTCCTCGGTCATCAGGTGATAACAAATCGTAACAACCATCTTGAACCCTCACAGGATTTTCATTTGCAGGACACGGTGTCTTAATAATTAAACCACCGTTAGAATCTTTTCCATAACAAGCTAATGGCACCATTCCTGAACAACTGAAAGATGATATGACTCTGTCGAAAGTATTATCTAAACCTTGACCCTCAACTTGTTGTCCCAAACCAAAACCACCAGGTAGTACAATTGGTTGTCCTTGTTGTGAATCATCCAATAAATAAATTGCAAAGTTTGGATTCAAATACAAACTAAATGAATTGAGTCCTGAATTATTCAAAACGTCTGAAGTTGGTAATCTGTCAGATCTCAAAACTAATTTGGGATTTGATAAGATATTACTATAAGAAATTGTAACATTCAAACTACTCGAATATTTTGGTGAATATAATGAGTATCGAATTGACTGACCAGCGGCTAATGAACCACCCTCAATAACACCTTGATAAAGTGCGGACGGTCCTATACCTTGAAATCTAACACCCTGATTTATCGACCCATCATCCGACATAGAAGGTCCACTCCCAACAGTATATACACTATTCAGAAAGTTCTGTAAAGGATAATATCCCGGATGAGGTGTAAACCCAAATTGATCTTTATCCAATGAAGAATAATAACTTATTGAATTCGTTGTTACTGACTGAAAATCTTGTTGGGATACCGAAAAATTAAATGGTACATGATAAAGTGGCGATGAACTATACGGTGTTTGGTGACTTTCAGGTGTCTTACCATTTGTCCTCCACGATCCGCTTCCCGAGTTTGGTTGTATAGGTATATTCAAATAATATGAACCTTCAACTGAAACACTATTACTCCCTAAAGCATAACCAAATAATTTTGATAAATCATATTTTATATTTTGTTTTTCGGTATAAGGATCAACACCTCTTACAACGAAATAGAAAACATAATTCTCCCAATTATCACCAATCGATTTCAAAGAGTTCAAAGTAACATTTCTCGAATTACCAGCACTATCTCTGTATCCAATGTATTGGGTTTTGTCAATGAAATATTTTCGTAAAAGTGAACCCGAAGGACTTAATGTATTTTCAACATCCAATGCTGTCATACCAGTTAAAACTTGGAAGTACTCAACTCCAGTAGCACGTTTATAATAAGAATCAGACGTACTTCCAGTAATATATAAATTAGCGGTGGCAGGTAATCCGTTTGTTTGTATGTAAGTAATAGTTTTAGAAATAACACCTGTTTGAGATGTTCCTGTAATCGAATAGTTACCAAATTGGTTTTGAGTTGTGGAAGATAAGTTCAAATCGGTAATTGTCGTAGGGTCCACAAAACTCATCAGAGTACCCTCAGGAATAAGTGTACCAGGTTGCATCAATAAAACCATAACATTATCAGTCACACTATCAGAAATGAGACTTGTATTAGAAACCGTAGTTTGTATGACATTAGAATCCTCAAAATATCTTTCTCTGATGTTAGCAAGATTCATTGATTGCGATAGAATAATGTTAGCTTGAAGTAATCCTGGATTTGTGATGTTTTGACTTGGTACTGTAACCACACTCATACCTACGGATGGTCCGCTTGGATAACCACCCAAAGCATACTGAAATCCTGCAATGTCAGATTGGTATTTTTCATCCCTTTCTGTTTGGGTTCCACTCGGATATAAACTAGAGTCAATACCTTGCGGGTCAGTATTACTCGGGTCACCTGTAAGATCTCCCCACGTAGTTGAACTATTAGATTGTATTAATAAAGAATCACTATTTCGATATTGTATGACATATGGTCCAACATTACGATTTGGAACTCCACCGTATGCAACATCGAATCCAGGATAATTTAAATTCAAATCTTTAATTTCACAGTCACACGCCTCACAGTCGGGATAACTCAACATTGGTAGTTTCAATTCTTTCAATGTGAAATTATCTAAAAGTGGTGATACTAGTGCGTTCCAAGCAGCTGCTAAGGCGAAGTTAAATACCGCCTGTCCGAGTAATCCCCATGCAATACCTCCAGAACCCAGTGCGGTAACTATCATGATAACAGCTGAAATATTCCAATATGTGGGGAATACAAACTTTATGATTGTTCTAAATATTGGCCAAAATTGGGCAACAAAGTGTAAAACGGGTATCAATACAATCGCTAATGGCGATAGGATTGTCAGTAAAATATTGACAATAAAAAATAATAAATCGAAATTCCTAACGCCATCTGTTGCCGGATATTTGTTATTTTCCGAAGCACACTGTGAATCAGTAATTTCTTTGATTCCAATAAAATTACCCCGATTCAAACCTTTAAAATATTGGTCGATAAGTCCAGAAACCGTATAAACTTTATTATAGGCGAATTCATAGAATGTATCCTCACAATTAACTGCGGCTTGTGGATTGGTATATCCCGACCAATCAAGTCCGAAATAATAAGATCCTAATAAATCTTTATAGTTTTGAGAGTTTGTGTTCAAACTATAGTATGGGTCGGTAACAGAATTAGACCAACCATATTCCTTTACATTTGGAACTAAAAAATACGCTCTTCTTGTTTCTGACAATTCCAAACTTGGTGATTGCCCATACTTAACCTTAAATCTATACTTTCCTTTTGTAGGTACTCCAACCTTCGGGTCATTACTCAATATTTGTTCTCCGAATTCATTTGTTGTAACATAATCCAAATTCATCGGTACTTCCAACAACCAAGTTCCTTCTTCGTCGATTACTTTACCACCATTTGGTAATTCTGCTTGTTCCAAAATTGGTAAACCATTACTGTCTTGAAATATAGTTTGTCTAATTGCAACTATTTCACCAGAAGAAGTTGTTAGGTTACAAAGATTTCCCATTTCACTTGGTGGTCGACATCCGTTGGCAATTGCCTTATCATCAATATTTGTGGTTAAAGACCCCATAAACATAGAGGTCGGCTCTATACTGACACCAACATCACCAAGATTGAAATCGTATCTAACAATCCCTACTTCACATAATTCTGGTTGACCCCAAAAAGGTTGTACATTGATACTTTGGTTCAGTGTCACAATTTGAGGTAACGATTGGAAATCTACTGAACTATTAAAGTCGGCGGTGTTGAAGTCACTTTGAGAAGCTCTACCCATTCTAACCAAATCTTGTGGTGACATGGAGAATGGTCCAATATCTGAAAGGTCCAAATTCATGACAAGAGTTTGTGTTCCAATTGGAACACCCATAATCATGAAATCGCCACTACCATTTGTTTTTACTGTGAACTTATAATATTTGTCATAAACTTGGATAAGTGCAGGATTTGTTAGAACATCATTCCTACTTGGGAATGTTCCTGTAGGTACGTGTCCACCGTGACTTTTTTCGTATGGTAAAAGATTGTATCTATATCCATCTTCATTTGTATCTTCAATACTTTCGTAAGGATATAGTTCACGAATTACTTCATTATTTAAGTCTTCATCATCTATCGGTATGAATATTGAAAGTTTTGCATTCGGTACTCCGTACCCCCCATTTGTGAATACGCGTCCAACTACAACACCATAATCAGCACACATTCGTGTGTAGACATCTTCACTTCTAATTTTCAGCGAAAGTATTTCAATTTGATCAAAGTCCTGATCCAATTGAACATTCACTTGTCTATCTACACCTACTTGGGTTCTTATTCTATACGATTTGGACATTAAAACAAACTTTCTATGATAAATAGTTTATCCACTATTTTATATAAAATAATGAAATCTTCAAAAAACTATAGGTTAGGAGAAGTTTGTTGTCTGATAATTTTTGACACGTACTGTTATGTCCTTAGATGGGAACCTAACTTGATAAATCTGATTGGGTTCAGCAAAAATAGTATTGTCAACCAATGAAATTTCTTTGGTCGCTAAATCGGAGTAGGGCATCGATGTTTGAGATGAACTGTATTGACCCCCAACTTTGTTGAATATTTTAATTTCCCCTACACTTACAACACCATTTTCAGATTGGATAAGTCTACTCAATTCTGAAACTAAAATATCTTCACCCATTTCTCTTATAGTCGGACTAAAGAATGTTGTAACTCTATCAATAATATTTGATATAACCGCCCCTTGATTTTGTGCCGAATCTAACACCGCTTGAACATCAACTGCAAGATCAATAACTTGTGCGTTTCCAATTTGTACATAATCATTTATCATACGATAATTTGACAAATATTCCGCAAGATTTTGTTTCATGGTTTGTGAAACTTCAGATGTTAAATTTCCTGAAGAATCATACGAAAGAACGTTGATCAAAATTTTGTTATTGTTTTCTGTGATCGATACTTTTGCCGGTGCACCAAATTGACCCGGCATATTTCTAATTATCGCTTCATAATCGTTGATTGTTACCGCACGATTTTGAGCCGAGAAATTATAAGTTACATAATTTCTTACTTCTTCTGTCGATGGATAACCCGCCCCACCGATGGCCGCTGTAACGTTATTACATGCCAATGAATTTATCACAGATGTATTAATGATATCCGACGGTCCGTTTACAAAGAAATCCACAGCACCAATCTGATTGATTACATTTACACCCAAATTAGTACCCAATCCACCACCGATTCTGTATTGAATAAACAAGGTGGTGTTTGCTTTTGGGGTTGATCCCAATGACATCATGTTATTTTGATATCTTTGTATTTTCAATGGAACGTCAAGTGCGGTGAATTCTCTAAGTTGATCTTCCGCGGTATTCGTACCACCACCAAAAGTAATTTTCAAAAATCCTTCAGGAGTGTATTCTGTAATATATCTTTGTTGAGTTTGAATATATCTTCCAACTTTTATCGAAGGATTATCTGAAGGCTTAGTCGGATCTTCAATAAAAACTCTATCATCCGCAAGAGCTGGTACTTCATACCATCTTCCTTGAGGACTTAGAAATTCTTGTGATGTCGGCACATTAGAATACGAGGTACCATCTCTTTGGATAATCGATGTTACACCAAGTACATTTTTTTCAGGTAGGAAGAATTCGAAGAATGGACGAACGTCATTTGGTGTTATAACTCTTTTGAATACTTTTGTAATTCCGTTTACAACAGTTTCTCTTTTCGTAATTGTGTAGTTAATCAAATTACCACTACCATCGAAATTAGGTATTTTTAACCTGTTGGGAAATCCGTCTTGGTTGAATGGTGATGCAAAGTTTACATCATACAAGTTTTCGAAAATTTGACCTGAACCGATCACCTGACTTCCAGCTCGTAAGATACCCAAATATCTTTCATCTTCTTTGTCACCAGATGCCGGTACGGTGATTGAAAAATCAACTAAGGCTATTGATGGTCTTTGTCCTGGTATTTTTAATCCATAAGTTCGAGCAATATTATAGATTGAGGATCTCTGTTGGGCAAACTGTAGAACTGTTTCTTGGATACTTCTATCGATATGGTAGTGTAGGTTGTCAGCAACCGCAGCGTTCAAATCCAAAAATACTGAAAATACTGAGGCGTCATTGAAGTTATCAATTAATTCTGGATAGTATGTTTTTGTATAGTTTACAAGTTCTTGTCGGATTGCCGCAAAATCTCTTACAGTATAGGATATTCTTCTTTCAGCCATAACCTTAAATATTTATAATAACGAAATCTTTTGTGTTGAATACGTCGTTGCTTATCGAATAATCAATTCTTACTGTTGCCGTATATTCACCAACGTCTTGATTGTATCTCCTCTCTGCGGGGTCAATTACACCACCAGCCTCTGTTGCTGTCAATCCTGCAGCCTCGCCTGTAGGTGAGGTGATTGAAATGTTGGTCAGTTGTAATTGTGGCATAAAAAGTTGTACCGAGTCTCTAATTTCAGCTTCGATACTTTGGAATGTGGGACCATCTAATGGTTCAAAAATATACTCCAAAAGTCTTGTTCCGAAATTCGGTAAAAAATATCGTGATCCCTTTCGAGTCAAAAGAAGATGAATAAGGTTACTTCTGATCTCTTCCGCAGGATAGTCAGTAAGATCTAAGTATTTTCCATCAAATGAATCTACGAAAGGGAATGTTAATCCATATGTTTTACCGTTTGCCATATGTGATAAATATATTCGAAAATTTTTTTTAGGATATAAAAAAAACCCACCACGTTAGTGATGGGTTTTTCATTCGTTATGAATGATATTACACTATTATGCCTGACAAGCCACGCATTCAAGGTCATTTAGATTCAACTTCTTTCTTGCGAAAGCTTGAGCCGAATTCATAGAGTGTTGATAGTAAAGTGTTTTGACACCCAACTGCCATGCGTCAATCAGAAGTTTGTTTACATCCTTGGTCGGCATGTCAGGAGAAATCATAAGATTTAAAGACTGAGCCTGATCTATGTAATCTTGACGAATAGCCGCCTGGTTGATAATCGATGATTGATTGATTTCAGCAAAAGTTCTAAAGACATCTTTTTGTTCATCTGTCAAAAATTCTAAATGTTGGACAGATCCATCATACTTTTTGATACTATCCCACACTTCTTTTGTGTCCTTACCAAGTTCAACAAGTAACTTTTTCAGAACAGGGTTCTTGATAGTCACCTTCAATTTAGCAACGTCTTTCACATAAGCATTAGACCAAATAGGTTCAATAGATTGTGAAACTTGCCCCAAAATGAAAGCGGATGATGTGGTGGGTGCAATAGCATTTAGAGTCACATTACGTCTCCCATATCCAATCAAAGTTTCAGGTTCTCCGAACATTTCAGCCAAATTTTCAGATGCTTTGTAAGACTTATCTTTTATAAGTTTGAACACTTCGACATTCAATTTTGCAGTTTGTTTGCTATCGAATGGTAGGTTCTTAGACTGTAGGAAAGAATGCCAACCCAAAACACCAAGACCTAAAGCTCTTTGTCTTTTTGCGAAGTTGTAAGCCTTTTCCAAGTAGAAGAACGCTCTTTGACCTTCTAATGTACCACTGTTACGAATGTCATCAATTTTACTGATAAATTCGGTAACAACAGCATCCAAGAAATAAACCATAGTTTCAACAGCATCTGTATCTTTCCATTCATCATAGTGAAGTAAATTCATTGATGA